GCAGCAGATTACTACGAGTTTATGAAGACATCGGCGACCCCAACGTCGCCGCAAGTGTTTAGTAGGTCGTTCATGAACGAGTCAGCACGCGACACGCTGGCAAAGTTCAGAGTAAACCCTGTTGCAGCGGCTCGTGACGAAGCGGCAAAGGCCTTGACGGAACTGAGGAAGAATCCTCGCCCGATTGGTTTTTGATTGGGGACTTAACAAAGCAAAGGAAGTAAGCGATGGCTATTGGTGGTGGTATAGTACCCGCAACCGGCACTTCGCAGTACAACGAATTAACGTATGTCACACGGCGTGCGTTTATTCCGAAGTTGGTGGTGCAACTCTACAATAGCACCCCGCTTATGGCTGCGCTGATTGCCAATTCTCAGACTGCCACGGGCGGTGTATCGTCCGTTACAGTTCCCGTTCAAGGCGCTCAGTTCGTGAACGCTCAGTGGTCGGATTATTCCGGCTCGTTCAACCAGCCTGCCGTTCAGCAGGGTGCGTTTAACGCTGAGTTCGATCTGAAGCTCATGATTACGCCAGTTCCGTTCCTTGGAATGGAAGGCGTTGTACAGCAAGATCATGCGATCATTCCATTGATCGAAGCGCGTATGAACGACGCGACTAACGTGATGATGGACGCTATGTCCTATTCGCTTTACAACAACACATCGAACACTCAGCAGTTCATTGGTCTTCCAGCGGCTGTTGACGATGGCACGACCTCTGGTGCTGGTACCTACGGCAACATCAACCGCTCGACCTACCAATGGTGGCAGTCGAAGGTTTATGCGGCTGGTTCGGTTAACCCAACCCGTCAGAACGTCCTTCAGTATATCTCTGGCACAGTGAAGAAGGGTGCGGAAGTACCAACCTTCGGCGTCTGTGGCTTTGGTACTTGGACGCTTCTTGCACAGGACTATGTTGGTCAGGAACAGTATGTCATCACCCCAGGCTCCGGCTTTGACGGCGATGCAAACGGCCCACAGGCTGCGTTCCGCGCTCTCATGGTTGCTGGCGTTCCTATTTACCCAGATCCTTACTGCCCAGAAGGCACGCTCTACCTCCTCAACACCAACTATCTCTCGCTCTATATCCATGAGCAAGGTCAGTTCGTGTTTACAGGCTTTGAGTCTACCCTTCCTAACTGGCAGATTGGTTATGTCGGTGCGGTTCTTACCATCGCTGAGTTGGTAAACACCAAGCCAAAAGCCATGACCAAGGTGACGGGTTACAACTCGCTCACGCTGTAAGGAGATAGCAAATGGCTTTATCACTTCAAAAAATTCTTGTTAGTAACGTACTAACAAACCAAGCCGCTGCTTTTTTCCAAACGCAGACGGTAACAAGCGTCGGTATTGGTAACGCCTCGGCTATGAACGCCGGCGTTTCCTCTGCTCAGTTCGTGCCTGCTGGTCTTTATCTTCTTCCACCAACGGCTAACGTGGTGATTGAAATCAATACTGGTGCATCGAACGCAAACACTTGGACAACCTTGATTGCTGCAAACGTAGGTGGCACGCTTTATTCGGACGGCTGGAACGTCCGTGCAAACGCGTCAACTGGTTCGCAGACTGTCACGTTGTACACGGTTAACGGTGGTCAGAACGCTACTGGTCAGTTCAACAACGTCTAAGGGGGACTGACTAATGGCAAATATTGATGCAGTAGGTCAAAATACGCAGGACTCTTTTGGTTATTTTCGCATAGCCAACTATGGGCCTGTGCCTTTGAATGCTACAGGTAATGCTGTTATCGCTCTTCCCATCCTTCGGGGTGGGACGGGCGGCACCACGCAGTACGTTCTTCGTCGTATCACGGTTGCTAATTGCTCGAACATTGCAGGTGGTTCAGCTCCTAATGCTGCAACTGCTAACATTTCGATTGGTACAACCAATGACGGTGGTAACTTAGTTGCTAACGCTCAGACCATTGCTAACGTCACTTCAAACGTGACTTATCAAGATTTGACGTTAAATGCCAATACGGTAACGACTTCTTACACGGCTAACGCTTTGTTTGTTAACGTCGGAACCAGTGTTGCAAACGCAGCAGTGTTTATCTCTGTCTACGGCGATGTTGTAGTATTCTAATGGTCTGGGTAACAAACACAGGCGAAGATTTCTTTGTAAGTAACTGGGATGGGAAGGCTTACTCCTTTCCTCCCGGTAAAACTTTAGAGGTGCCTGAGGATGTTGCCCGAATTATCTTTGGATATGGCGTCGAAGACAAGATGCCCGTCCTGGTTAGGCTTGGCTGGACAAAGTTTGCGACTGACGTTCCTAAAGCTATGGAGCGTCTCGATAAGTTCGTGATCTCTGATACCCAGCCTCAGACCTACCACAATACGTCCCCAGTGGTAGAACGAGTACCCTTCCCTGCGTCGCGGCGGGGAAGGGGAAAGGACTAAAGTGATGTCGGTGTATTATGGCTACAACTCTGCAAACTTACATCACATTGACGCGCAGGCTTCTGCACGACGCTAACGCGAATTTTTGGTCAGATTCCGAACTCACGGATGACATTAATAACGCTCGCAATCGCCTGATCCGCGATACGGGCGTTAACCGTATTATTCAAAACACTGTCGCTGTGCAGAACCAAGAGCTGTACACGTTCGACAACACGGCAGGTTATGTGTCCGGCATTCTGGTCACTAACGCCGGTTCCGGTTACACGGCTGCTCCCAACATTAGTTTGACGGCTTCTCCGACGGGCAATAACGCAACTGCGACTGCCACGATTAGCCAGACCGGAACGTATGGTTCCAACACGGCAGGTGCTATTTCCGGCATCAATCTTGTAAACCCAGGCTTGGGTTATACGACTGCGCCAAATGTAACAATCACTAGTTCAGACGGCAATGGATCTGGTGGTGCAGCTCAGGCTTTCTTGGCGGGTATGCCACAAGGCAACCTGACAATGGACATCATTAATATTAATCTGTATTGGGGTAATACGCGTATACCATTACGCTATTTGCCTTGGACGCAGTTTAACGCAGAATTACGGTTCTGGCAGAATTATGTAGGCCGTCCAATAGCTTACAGCATGTATGGCGCACAATCATTTTATTTGTCGCCTGTGCCAGACCAAAATTATTCAATGGAAATTGACACAATTGTTGAACCAACAAACTTGGTCAACTTGTCGGATGTAGAGCAAAACATTCCGGCTCCGTGGCAAGATCCTGTGCCGTATTACGCGGCTCACGTTGCCAAGTTTAAAGAACAATCTTATGGCGAAGCCGAGCTGTTCAAGAACCAATATCAGGCCAAGATGCTTAATCTTGAGTCCACTACGTTTACCAGACGTATGCCTGATCCTTATTCGAGGCCATACTAATGGCAGAAAAATCACCTGAGCAGCGCAAACAATATCAGGTGGTTAAGGCTTTCAAGGCACTTAACACGAAAGCCAACCGCACTGCTATTGCCGACGAGGAGTTTAGCTGGATTGAAAACGTCCAGCCGATTGGCTTTGGCAATCTAAAGGTTGTGCCTCAAGTAGCAAACGTCACTATTAGTAGTAATAATGTGACGTGGAGCAATACGGTTCAAACGCTTAACAGTTGGAACATTAACAACGAAGATTATATCTTTGCGTTCCAGTCGGATGGCTCGGCTCAATATTACAACATCACGTCTGGCACTAAAGGTAACATAGCTGCTGCCGGCACATTTTCTAGTTCTGGCGTTCGTGTCAGACAGTGGAAAAACGACCGAATTATTATCAGTGATCCGTCTAAAGGCTATTCCACTTGGAATGGAACAAATTTAATTAACGTTGGTTGTATTAGCACAATTGGCATTACGAATGCCGGATCTGGTTATACGACAGTGCCAACTGTCACAATTAGCGCACCGAATCAGACAAATGGTGTGCAAGCAACGGCTGTGGCCTCTATTTCTAACGCATCTGGCACCATTATTAGTGCTCAAGTAACAAATGTTGGATCGGGCTATACCTCCCTTCCAACGGTTACAATTGCGCCTCCTGCGAGCCAGTTTGGTGTTCAAGCTCAAGGTACGCCAACCATTTCAGGCGGCACTGTCGTTGCAATTAGTATAACTAACCCTGGATCTGGGTACACATCTGCGCCAAGCATCACGATCACGGGCGGTGGTGGGTCGAGCGCTACAGCAAATGCCGTTCTTGGATCTGGCCTTGTGTCGGCTATTACGATTACCAACCCTGGCAGCGGCTACACGGCTACACCGACCGTTACAATTAGCGGTGGTGGCGGCAATAATGCTACGGCGGTTGCAGGTTTCTTGACGTTTAACACGGGCGCAATAGGAATCGTTATAAACAACGGTGGTACGGGTTATACGTCGGCTCCAACAGTTAACATTACAGCAGCTCCTGGCGGTGGTACAAATGCAACGGCAAATGCCATCGTTAACGGCGGCGTTGTGACGCAGATTGTTGTGACTAATCCAGGAGCAGGTTACACATCAGCTCCTACAATTACCTTTTCTGGTGGATCTGGTAACAACGCGGCAGCTACAGGCGTTGTCACATCTGACAACAGCGTGGACATTGCCTCGTTCCAAGGCCGTGTGTGGATTGCACAGGGGCGTACCGTATTTTACTCGGCGGCTGGTTCCTACAATGACTTTGTGACGGTTTCTGCCGGTAACTTGAACCTGCAAGACGACACTTTGCATAGCAAGATTACGGCACTGATTTCGGCTAACAACTTCTTGTATGTGTTCGGTGACGACTCAATTAACGTGTTCTCGGACGTGCGCGTCGGAACGACTGGTCTGACTACTTTTACCAACACCAACGTGTCGGCATCTGTTGGATCACGTCGCATTGAAGCAATTTTCCCGTATTTCCGGTCATTATTGTTCATGAACGACTATGGTGTGTACGCCCTTGTCGGTGCTACCACGACCAAATTATCAGACCCTCTTGACGGTATTTTCCCGTTAATTGACTTTACACAGCCCGTTTCTGGCGGTCAGGTGTTGTTAAACAACATTTTGTGCGCTGCATTCAATTTTACTTATAATGATCCGGTGCAAGGTGCGCGGCCTTTGCAGGCTGTTTTCTTTGATAAGAAGTGGTTTTTGACAAGCCAAGGCACGTTGACGCACATCACATCCGCACCTTTGGTGAACGGTATCAGCATGTACGGCACCGGCGGCACCAATCTGGTCAAATTATACAGCAGTTCAACTGCTGCTATTAACTCTAACGTGCAAACGGCTTTGTGGCCGTTAACAGATGTTATCAGGGACAAACAAGCCTTAAAAATGGGCATCGAGGCTACTCTGACCAACGGTCTGATTTTGAATGTGACCGTGGACAGCCAGTCCAACGTAAGCCCTACATATTCTCTTACAAATGTGGTAACTTGGTATAACAATTCTGGTACTACAATTGGTTGGATTAACAACTCCAGTACGCTTATTGGTTGGTATGGCGGTTCTGGCTATCAGTTGTACAAGTCTGACGCGCAGCAATATGGTAAATATCTTGGGTTAACGCTGACATCCAATAGCGCAGGGTTTACCTACAATACGTTTGAAATGGAATACGAACTCAGAGCGAGGTTCTAATGGCCGTCCCGTATACTTTTGGAAATGCCACGTCGAGCATTCCTCTTTCACAGTTAGACAACAACTTTGCCACTGCCATTACGATTGGCAACACGGCGGTGCAGCTTGGTAACACCATTACCACTGTCAATAATTTGACACTGCCTAACGTGACCATCTCATCGGTGGCTTCGACATTTCCTAATTCTTATCTTGCCAACTCGACGACTACAATTGGTAACACAACTGTAACACTTGGTAGTACAACGTCTACGATTGGTAACTTGACGCTTACGAATGCGGCACTTGGTACGCCTGCATCGGGAAATCTTACCAACACAACGGCTGACGGCACCAACAGTGTCGGATTTTTGACAATCCCTCAAGACGCTCAGACGGGTAACTACACGCTGACGTTGGCTGATACGGGAAAACATATTTACCATGCGTCTGGGGCTGCTGCTGCAACGTACACAATTCCAGCCAATGCCTCCGTTTCATTTGCAACAGGCGCAGCTGTGACATTTATTAATATGTCTGCAAACAACGTCAGCTTGGCGATCACAAGTGACACGCTTTACTGGTCGCCTACTGGTGGAACCGGAACGCGCACACTTGCTCAATATGGTGTTGCAACGGCAGTCAAAATTACTAGCACATCTTGGATTATTTCAGGACTTGGCCTTACATGAGCGGTATTCTTCAAGCCCTACTTATGAGTTCTGTCTCTTCTGGCGTTCTTGCCAACTACTTAGCTGTAGCTGGTGGCGGCGGTGGAGGATATAATTATGGTGGTGGTGGCGGCGCAGGTGGATATTTAACATCTACATTTACATTAAATACATCAAGCACTTACACAATTACAGTTGGTTCAGGCGGGGCTGGTAGCAATAGTGGAAATGGTTCTGCTGGCGCTAATTCTTCAATTTCCGGTTCTGGAATTGCAACCGTAACAAGTATTGGCGGTGGTTATGGATCAACCAACGCAACAACTGGTGGCGCGGGCGGTTCAGGTGGCGGTGCTGGCGGCAACAATGCAACTGGTGGTTTAGGCACATCGGGCCAAGGAAACAACGGCGGTTCATCTTCCAATAGCCAAAATGTTCCTGCTGCTGGTGGCGGTGGCGCTGGAGTTGCTGGAACAAATACAGTAGGAATTTCTCCAAATGTCAATCAATCTGGCGGCGCTGGTGGAGATGGCCTTTCGTCTTCAATTACCGGAACTGCAACTTATTACGCTGGTGGCGGCGGCGGTGGTGGTTCTAATTCTGTTCAGTCAAATGGTGGTCAAGGCGGCGGCGGAAAAGGCGGTGCACAAACCGGAACAGGCGCGGGTAGCGCAGGAACTACTAACACTGGCGGTGGCGGTGGCGGTGGCGGTGGCGGAGGATTTTCAAGCGCCGCAGGCGGCTCCGGTATTGTCGTCATTAGCTATTCTGGTACTCAACAATTTGGTGGCGGCACCGTTACATCCGCAGGCGGCAACACTATTCACACGTTTTTAACTTCTGGATCGCTAGCTCCAGGATATGTTGTTTCACACCTTACAGTAGCAGGTGGTGGTGGCGCTGGCTCTAACGGCGGATCGGGCGGCGGCGCTGGCGGGTATTTAACTTCCGCTGCATTAACTTTATTTCCCGGCACAACTTATACCGTCACGGTTGGCGGCGGTGGTTCAGGTGGTTCGGGCGGTGGTTCAAACAACGGAACTCAAGGCGGCAATTCATCAATATCAGGAACTGGCATTACGACTGTTACATCAGTTGGTGGTGGATATGGCGTTTACTTAAATCCATCGGGAACGGCGTTAAACGGTGGAAATGGCGGTTCAGGGGGCGGTGGTGGTGGATCGTTTATTTCATCACCGGGAACTGCTGGGTCTGCTACGTCTGGGCAAGGTAATAATGGTGGCACAGGTTGTGGAACGCCTACTCCTGGCTTCACAATTGGTTGCGGCGGCGGTGGTGGCGGCGCAGGTGCTGTTGGCGGATCTTATGTATCTGGAACTGTAGTTCCAAATGGAGGCGACGGACTTTCTTCATCAATTACTGGGTCGTCGGTAACGTATGCCGGTGGCGGTGGTGGTGGCGCAACAGGTACCGGTACAGGCGGTACTGGTGGTTCTGGCGGTGGCGGTAATGGTTCGTTAAATAATTCCGGTGGCTCAGGTGGAGCTGGAACTACAAACACCGGCGGCGGCGGTGGTGGTGGTGCAGGAGCAAGCGGCGCAGGCGGTTCAGGTGGTTCGGGTGTTGTAATTCTTTCTGTCCCAACGGCTAAGTACACTGGAACAACAACTGGTTCACCAACAGTTACAACATCAGGCGGCAACACAATTCTGAAGTTTACATCTTCAGGTTCTTATACGGCGTAAGAGGATGGATATGTCTCATTTTGCAAAAATACAAAATGGCGTAGTTACAGAAGTCATTGTGGCAGAACAGGATTTTATCAATTCTGGTCTAGTTGGCCCTGCTTCTGAGTGGGTGAAAACTTCGTATAACACTCGCGGTGGTGTGCATTACGGCGAAGACGGCCAACCTGATGGTGGCACGGCTCTGCGCGGTAATTATGCCGGTATTGGTTATACCTATGACTCAGCGAATGACGTGTTTTATGCACCGCAGCCTTATCCATCATGGACGCTAAACAACACAACTTGGTTGTGGGAATCGCCTGTTCCATATCCAACTGACGGTAAAATTTATCAATGGAACGAAGAACAACGCAACTGGGTAGAGGTGAATTATGGGAATTAACGCATTTACCCGAACGGGCAATACGGTTGCGTTTACGGCCAACGTAGCAGCTCCTACTCCCGTTCAGTGCATTTCCTCGACCCTTGGTGGCAACCAATACCGTATCATTAACTCTGGTACGGTTACGGTGTTTCTGGGTTATGGCACAGCATCGTCTGACGCGAGCAACAATGCCACGGTTGTAACAACGACCGGTCTGGCTTTGCCATTGCTGCCTAACACGGATGAAATTCTATCGTTTGTACCAAATGCCTATTTTACTGCAATCACGGCATCTGGCACTGCACAAATATACATAACGCCAGGCGATGGCCTCTGAGGTGAACGATGTTAAAAGTAGCTGGTGGTGTAAGCGGTGGTGGTAGCGGCACCGTAACTCAAGTAAATACAGGCACCGGCTTAACCGGAGGCCCAATCACGGGCAACGGTACGATTTCTTTAGCAAACACAACCGTCACAGCAGGAAGTTATGGAAATGCAAGCACCGTCGGAAATTTTACGGTTAACGCGCAGGGGCAGCTCACAGCAGCGTCCAATACGGCGATTGCGATCTCGGTTGGCGCGGTAAGCGGCGCTGTACCTAACACCGTTAACGTGCTCACATCTGGCTTGTTGTCAGGTGGTGGAGCATTAACTGGCAACGTCACGGTTAGCTTGACATCTGTGCCTTCCAGTAACGTGACTGGCCTTGGCACGATGGCTACGCAGAACGCAAATGCGGTAGCTATCACTGGCGGTACAGCAAATTTAACTTCTGCAAATATTACTTACAGCGGCGCTTCATCTAACATCGGCACATTATCCGTTGGTGGCGCTGCTAACATCACAAATGACACGGGCTTGATTGCAAGTTTTGTTGGCAATGCAACAACTTATTCTTATGTCGCAGTGCAAAACAAATTAACTTCTAACACTGCTTATGGTGCTTATTCTCTTTATAATGATCTTGGCACAATTTACGCTGATTTTGGAATAAACAGTTCCAATTATAGCTATGTAGCTGCGGGTTTCCCCAACAACAGCTTTTCCTTGCCGAATGCTACATTTATCCAATCTGGAGCTAATTCTGATTTAACAATTGGCACCAATGGCGCAAATGCCGTTCATTTCTTAGCAAATGGATCCACAAGCACATCGGATGCTTTGACGATTAATGCTAACAATACTGTAACAATTGCAAACTTGGCTGCTGGCACATCTTCCACGGCCACATTTGCAACGCCTTCACTGCCTTTAGTTCCGGCAGGTTATCTGACAATCAATCTTAACGGTACTAACGTCAAAATTCCTTACTACGCGGTGTAACATGGATCAAAATCTTATCAATCTCTTAATTGCAGTTGTTGGCACCGTTGGTGGTTGGGTTCTCAAAGTTATTTGGGATGCCATTCAAGAGCTTCAGATGGACATGAAAGAGATAGAAAAAGAGCTACACACGGAATACGTCAGCAAAGGCGATTTCCATGTAGCACTTGATGAGATTAAACAGATCGTACAACGCATTTTTGATAAACTGGACAACAAAGCGGACAAATAACGTGGATTTTGATACGCTCTCCATTGTTGAGTTTGGTGACAAGGAAGGGCTACAGCGTTTCCTTTTTGAGAACTCGTTGCAACATCAATTGTTTCGTGACACGTTTTTTGACCAAGGCATCGCGGTTCCTGCCTATCCGTTGTATGAAGCAGATCCAGACAATCTAGACGACTGGTTGCAAGCGCATCAAGTTGAACATCAGTTCTTTGCAGCTCAACTGGGATTATCTAATCCTTTCAATATGTTAGATGCTGACTTCGGGAAACAAGACGATTTTTATGATTGGTTAGGACAACATTTGACTATCCATGAACAGATAGCAGCAGCGTTAGGATTGAACTGATGGTTACTCCGGCAGAACCAGTGCTCAAGACCAAGATGGAAGACATGGGTAGCTTGCGCGGACCTCGTAAGTCTCAGGCGCCGAAGAGCAACAAGCTCAATTCTATGGAAATCATACAACAGTCTGCACAGCAAGAAATGGGTGACAAGGCTGACGTAAACCAAATCGTGAACGGCTTGGCTGCATTGATCCAAAAGGGCGCAGTGAAGTTAGTGCAGATTGGCAACAGCGTGTTTACCATCATGCCCAAGCAAGCAGGTACGGTCGAGGTGCATACGTTTACGGTCGAAGCGCCTCAGACTTTAGTCGAACGCTATAAGTCGCTTGCCAAGACCTTGAAGCAGATGGGCTTTAAGACGGCTGTGACCTATGCCGAAAACCCTGCATTTGTTAAGATAGCACAACAATCAGGTTTGCCGGTCAAGATCAGCCAAGGTCATCAGACGATCTCAGGCCAGAAAAAGCCGACTTACCAGTTTATATTGGATCTGTAATGCCAGCAGCAGCGCTTGTTTTACCCGCACTTGAGTTCTTTGCACCGGAGGCTGTAGCGGCTGTTACCGGCGCTGTTGGTGCAGGTGTGGCAGGTACGTTAGGCGCAGGCGTTGCTTCAACGACTATTTTAGGTGCTACCACGGTGGCTGACATAGCTACTGGCGCCATTATTGGTGCAGGTACTTCGGCGGCTACTGCGGCTATTCAGGGTGGTGACATCGGCAAAGCTGCTTTGACAGGTGCCGTTAGCGGTGGAGTTGGCGCAGGTGTCAGTGCGGAAGCTAGTAAACTTCTAGGCGGTGGTGCGGCTGCTGGACCTGGAATGTCTGCTGTAGCGCCGAGCATTGCTGGATCTCCTACGGCAGCATCTGGTCTTGTTGGCGCTGCGGGACAAGGAGCTGGAGCTTTAGCCGGTGCTTTAGCGGGTGGTGCGCCATTAAGCACAGCTTTGCAGTCTGGACTTAGAGGCGCTGAACTTGGTGGAATCAGCGGTCTTGCCAAGGGTTTAGCGCAATATGACTTAGGTACTTCGCCTAAAGAAGCGAGTGCTATTGGATCTGCGGCAAGCCAAGCAGCAAGTTATGCCCTACCGTCGGTGTCTGGTGGAGCTAAACCGTCTTATACGCCTCCCGTACAACCAGGGTTGAGTTTACAGGGTCCGGCTACACAAGCACCTAGCCCGACACTGGGTCAATCTCTGTCAATTGCACCAAGTTTGGGCTATACTCCTACAGGCTCTGTCTTTGGTTCTTCTGACGCTGAAGGCAAGAAATCGAATGTGTGGAACGTAGGCTCACTTAGAAACATCGGTGCAGCGGAGGCGTAAATGGCAGATTTTTTTGAAGACTTAACAGGTTCTGCCGGTGGTTTTATGGGCAATGTTGGCGGCTACAACATAGGCGCTCAACCAGAACCTATGTTCACAACGCCTGCTGCTCCTGCTCAGTCATTCACACCGACTGAAACTGGTTACACGCCCACTTTTGACTTTTCACAAATGTTTCAAGGTGCATTGCCTGATTACGGGATGCCTGCATCTAATTATCAGATGCCACAAATTAATTTTTTTAATCCCGCAGATTACCCAGTGTTTGGTGCTGAACCGGCGGCTGCAAAAGTTAAGCCTAGACAGCAAGGGTTTCAATATCCTGGGGCTACAACCATAGATCCAACCAGCGGAATGTTGCGTTCTGTCAGCCCTGCTGAAGTTGGCGGCACTGTTATTAGCCCAGAACAAGCCGCTCCACCAGACAAGGCTGACTTTTTTCAGAGTTTGCTTGGCAAAGGTTTTTCAACTGCCGATGCTTTGAAACTGGCACTTGGTATTGGTGGCGGCATCATGGGCATGAGCGCTCAGAAGAAGGCGGCTGACGAGGCTGCTGCGGCTGAAGCTGAATACAAGGCTGCTGCGGCAAAGGCTGCTGGACAGTATTCTGGTCTTGCACAGCCTTATCTGACTGCGGGTGGATCTCAGTTGTCGATGGCATTGCAAGGTTCGTTAGCCCCTGCTCAGATGCAACAGTTTCAGGCATCTCAGGCTCAGTTGGCTCAAGGCGCTGAACGCACAGGAGGAGTTGGCGCTATTCAATCGACTGCTGCACTGCAAAATCTTTATCAACAAGCACTTCAGAACCAACAAAACATGGCTCTACAGTTGCTTGGCCCAGGCAATACGTTGGCTTCAAACGCTATCTACACTGAATTGCAAGGCACTCAAGGTGGCCTCAAGCTAGGTCTTGATTTGGCTACTCAGGCTAACCAAGCCTCTATGAATATGTATTCGGCTATTGCTTCCATGATTGGTGGAC